TAAGATTATCAGCAGTCAAAGCATGCATAGTCTGATGCACTTCTTGACCCTTCTCTATCTTAGTCCTTGCCATTCTACTCTTTTCCATATCAATTTAAACTAGTTGCGGAGAAGTGAATCGAACACTTGGAGTCCAGCTTATGAGGCTGGATTGAATACCAATTCTCTCCGCGATGTTAGAGTGGGATAACAGACTTGAACTGTCAAATTAACCTTGGAAGGGTTACATGTTACCATTACACTAATCCCACATTGAGTAGATAATCAGACTTGAACTGACCCCTTGACATTGGCAATGTCATATGCTACCGCTAACACCATATCTACAAGAGCCTAAGATTTGGGTAACTGGTACTTAGGCATTGCAAGTATCGCCTTAACTTGCACCCTCAATCACCTACACCTCATCGAGCTTTTTAATTTCAGTAGCGCAGGTCAGCTCCTGCTGAGGTTTATCTAGTAGCATTGAGTGTTACTCTCTCACTGTAGATAAGACAGCTTTTAGTAACTTGTGAGCCCCCTAAAGGATTTGAACCTTCTCTTCTTGTTTACAAGACAAGCTTGCTAACCATTAACACTAAGGGGACGGTGTCTTAATATGGTCTTATATCACATAAGTGGAACAAGTAATCATACTTGTTGATGTTCTGAATGAAAGTCTCACATTCTGAAGTAATACCCTTATAGATAACATCCTGTGGTATCTTAGCATAAAATGCTAAGGTGGCAGATTTAACCTCTGCTATAAATGTGTAAGCATTCAATGCATCACTTGAAGTGCCTTTGATAGCATTAGGCTGCATCTTACCTAGGATGCCCATGTAACCTTCTGCAAGACTATCTTGGTAGTCTGATAGGATTTCAAGGAACTCATCAAGATATACATGTATATTCTTTTTAGGAGCTGCCCAATGTAGATTCTTACATTTAGTCTTCCAACCTTCAATCTGATTCAAGAAATCTATGAATAGTTGTGAAGAACCGAATAACATATCCCTATCTGATTCTATTGGAGTAAATAAACTCTCTTCCTCAAACATATTCTCTTATTTTAATAATGCAAAGTTAAGTAAAACTTATGATATAACCAAGCATTTACTTAATTATTTTCAAATTATTTTTAGTACCCAAGGTGGGAGTCGAACCCACAATGTCTTACCCACAGCATCCTAAGTGCTGCTGCTATACCAATTCGCATACTTGGGCATATACTCCTGAGAAGAATCAAACTTTATTCTTGAGATTTTCAGTCTCACACAATGTCACCAGACCTGCCCAGTACCCAAATGACTTATTTGCATCTCTACCTGCATCACCTTCCATAAGTCAAGGACTTTGATTTCTATTGAAGTGGGGCAGAAAGGAATCGAACCTTAAATAGCCCATGGCAGCAGATTTACAGTCTGCTTTAATTCACCACATTAAAGCTACCCCTAATTAGTTTACCTCCAAATGAAGGGTTATTCCGGTATTGGAATAGACCCTGTAGGAGTCATCATCTGACTCTTAGCAATGATTCTTACATAAGCATTACCAGCTTTCTTAATAAAAGAAAGAACTCTTCTCATAACTGTAAAATTTGGAGTTAAACAATTATGTTTCCCCACTAGGAGTCGAACCTAGTTCTAGAGATTAAAGGTCTCTAGCATCACCACCAATGCTTTAGGAAAATGAGTGTTCCCACTGGGACTTGGACCCAGAGTCCACAGTTTAAGAGACTGTTGCTTTAACCAATTCAGCTATAGGAACATTAGTACTCACTAATGGATTTGAACCATTGACCTTGAATGTATAAGATTCCTGCTCTAACCTACTGAGCTAAGTGAGTATATTAAGGCATTAACCTAGTTCTGATGAGTGAACTTGAACCACTAACTACTGCCTTATGAGAGCAGTCTTCTACCATTGAAGTACATCAGAATATAGTTGGCACACAAGGAATTGAACCTTGATTACTACCTTATCAGAGTAGCTTCCTGACCATTAGAAGATGTGCCAATAATGCAGATTCTAAAGGAATCGAACCCATGACTCTTCTTTTGGAGAGAAGTGTTTTGCCAATTAAACTAAGAACCTAGAATTTGCGGGGATAAAAAGAATCAAACTTTTATCTCTTGGTTAACAGCCAAGTGCATAGACCTTCCAGCTATATCCCCATTAGTTGCTCCTATAGGACTTGAACCTATGACCTTTTCCTTGTAAGGGAACTATTCTGAACCACTGAACTAAGGAGCATTGATAGGGCAGTTTCTTTAACCTCTAACTGCCCAAAAGAGGGTTCAAGCAAAGCTTAGTATTATGAAAAACAAGAAAACAATGTGGAGCAGGTGGGACTCGAACCCAATCTTCCAGAGTGCAAATCTAGCGCATTATCCATTTATGCTACCTCCCCATTATAGGCTCATAAGCACAGTACTCTACTTATGATTGTTTATGTAGTGTTTTCTGCAAAGAAAACTTATTAGCTGCCTTGCTAATGCAGGGATTCAACCTACCATCTCTACACAATCCTATAGTATAGTAGACAGGACTCGAACCTGCATCCTCTGCATCCCAAATGCAGTGCCCCACCCATTAGGCTACTACTATGTTATCGTTGGCTGGCTTTATATAAGTTTTTATGTACACTATTACACTTATATAAGTAGGAAGAACCCAGCCTCATACCTTAACTCCTACATAATGTTTATTGCGGAGAGCAGTGTACTCGAAACACATACCATTGCTAGTACAATCTGTTTAGCAGACAGTCCCTAAGGCCTCTTAGGTTTACTCTCCAATTCCTTACCAATAAGTCAATGAACACATCTATTTAGCGGAAAGATGAGGTCCCGACCCCCAAACATTTTACTGTTCCCTTAGTTTTCAAGACTAGGCTGAATCCCATTCAGTTACCTTTCCATTTGCCTAATCACCGCTGTGATATAGGACTTTCTTATAAACGGGGCAGATTATGAGGGAATTGAACCCTAGCCTTCACATTGACAGTGTGATATGCAGACCACTGCACCACATAATCTATTAGTAGGGAAGTAAGGACTTGAACCTTATCCTTAGCCTTGAAAGGGCTATGACCTAACCCATAGTCTACATCCTCATAACAAGTACCCCCTATAGGAATCGAACCTATATTCTAAGTTTAGAAGACTCATGTACTGTCCTTTGTACTAAGAGGGTATCTTCTTGTTGTCTTGGCAGGACTTGAACCTACAATGTGGGGACCAAAGGCCCATGTGTTACCTTTACACCACAAGACAAAATAAAGAAAAAGAAGTACTACCTTTATGTTAGAAATATACGCAAGTAATGAATAGACTATCAAGAAAGAAAGGTAGTACTTCTTTAATCCTAAAACACATTTCTTATCTTCTTCTCTTCTTCTCTTCTTCTCTTTGACACTGCAAAGATAAGTATTATTTTTCACATATCCAAATATTACCAGCTCTTTTCTTATTATAGCAATTTTCCACTAGAAGGTGAGAAAATAAGCTGGTTAGGTATCTACCTAAGAGATACTCCTGTCTATACCTACTAATCTGTCAGCCCACTTCTCAGTATAGAAGCTGTAGTAATCCCACTTAAACCCTGCTCTACTACATATAGAATGTATTATATTATGTAGTAATGAAGGTGCCCCAATTACTATCAAATACAAAGGACCCAATATGTCTGATTGCTTACTGTGTCCACACTCATGCTTAATTGTCCTTTCTGAAGACATGGGGTTTACAAATAGGTAATCCCCCAAAGACATAGCTGAAGGTAATGCACTATTTACTATAATAGTATTGCCATCTGCTTCACCTTCCCTGTATGCTGTATCACATAGTACACCTTCAATGCACAAAGCCAGCATGTTTTGTGGTAACTGCCACAACCACTTGATACTTTCTTTTATCTTAATCATCTTATCTGTATAAATCTATTTCTCCTTATTCCAACAGAATTTAGAATTATCAAATCTTTTCTTAAAATATAAAGAGACCCTGCCAGCATTATGGCTTGCATCCTTATAATCAGTCTTTTACCCCGTTTATGTATTATTAGTTCTCACTCTTTGTTATCTCTGTAGTCTTTTACACCACCCTTGAAGACTTGGCCTAAAGCTCGGCTAAATACTTATTTGTAATCCTCTTCAAGTGGGGCACTTGCCTGTAGCCTTCTTAGTATCCTTTACTTTCCTAAGCTGCTGTGCCCAAGTAAACTCCTGATTATAAGGGGTCATCTATGCTTTTAAGAGTTGATGATTCTCTATCCTGAAGTACTTGTTACTCCAACACAACTGCAAAGGTAAGTAAAAAATCTGATATATGCAAATATATAACAATAATTTAGAATAATTTTTTTTTTGTGATAATATTTTTTTTTTGTGATATTTCTATGAGGGGTGGTAACACCAACCTCACCTCCCCCATCACTTAGCCCATGGGGGTCCTACCCCCTTAGGTTGAAAATTCACATTATTAACAATCAACAAATTACATTATGGAAAGAAATTTAGTATTCAATGACACATTGACAGTTGAGCAGTTTAAAGCAGCAATGCATGTAGATAAACTGAGTGTTAAAAAGAATCCCAAGACAGGCAAGTTATTCTTTGCCTATGGTGCAAAGACTGGAGCTGTAGCAGCCAAAGGTATTCCTCATAATCCTATGGTTAGCAATGTTACTACTCCTGATGGTGACAAATTCTGGCTTCTTCATGAGGAAGGCCAAGGTGGAGCACCTGTATTGGCAACTTTCTAAAGTATCAAGGGTTAGCAGGCAGAAGTGCCTGCTTACCCTTTTCTTATTTCTTATTTTATCATTTAGACATTAATAGGTTTACCATTTAAACATTAATAGGTTTATCACTTAAACATTAACAAGTTTATCACTTAATATTAAAAGGGAACAAGTAGTAAGTTTACCACTTAGACGTCAATAAGGTTATCACTTAGATATTAATAAGTTTACCATTTAAACATTAACATTAATAAGTCTATCATTTAGACATCAATAAGTTTATCATTTAGACATTGATAAGTCTATCACTTAGACATTAATAGTATTTGTTTAGTAAAAGTATACAAGTAGGAGTTAATTACCTCTATTATGTAGTAAGCAATATTTACAATAAGTAGTACTCTTATTGGGTCTAACATGCTGATATAGAATAAGATAAGGGAACAAGTAGATGGTAAGATTTATAAAAACCACCCCCTTCCAGTAAGGCTATCACCTTACACTAGAAGAGTAACAAATAGGGTAATACATAGTTGTTTTTACTGTGTACAATAACCATTTATCCTTGAAAAATTAGCAAACAATTAAATTTTACCTGTTATGAGTAAGGAAATAAATAACAAATATGGGTCACAGACAAAAGAAAATCCCAGAGAATTCACCAAAGAATTCACCAAAGAATCTACCTTTGATGATAGATATGTTTACATAAATGGGGCAACATATATAGACCATGGTTGGTAATAAGTTTACACAATAATTTACAATCAAATGAATAAAATATCATGTTATAATGGCATACTTTATAAGATAGAGTATAAGCCAGAGTTGTCTCAAAAAGATTACACACAGAGACATGTGTATCACATTAAGACTAATGATAAGAACTATCTTCATGCTCACAATGCCATAAAATCTATTATGAATGACGGCTCTTGGGAAAGAGGAGAATGGGAGATGTGGAATGACCAGCAGCCTTCAATGGAAAATGCTTTGCATACCTATCATGAGTTTAAGTACAATGAAGAGCTTGGTGTATATGTATATACTTTTATCAGACCTTATGATGATTAAGCTATGGCAAGAAAGCATACATATCACAAAGAAAACTGTGATTGTCTCATTAGAGAGATTATATAGGAATGGCAAAGAAGCTAGGAAAGAGTTCTACAAATACAAAAGAAAGAAATGAATATCAATTCTATTTTCAAAAGAAAGCACAAGTATCTTGTGACATTTTATAAGCCTTCAAGAGTTAGAAAATACTTATGTACAAGGACTATTGGGAGCGCATTACAATTTGCTCTCAAGAAGGCCTTTAAATATGGAGTATTTACAATCAAAAGATTAGATAAATAAAATATGACACGAATAATTTATGTAGTCTACACCAGAGAGTACCTCACATCCAGGCAGGTTATAGGTGCTAATTTAAAGAAATATGCCTTCTTGTGTGATTATTCCGAGGTGAAAATAGATGACCTAATAGATTCACCAATGTATAGCACTCCAATGCAGGTAGTTTCAATATCTCCCTGTGAGAGTTTAGCAGATACTATAGTGAATGGCATTCCTCTAAAACGTATTATTATTAGCACCATTAATAATATTAAGGTAGGACAGTTAAACAACAATCAAAATTCAAGTAAAATGGAAAAGAAATCTATATTTAGCAGCTTTATTGAGAAATACAAATCACAGTTTATTCCTGAAAAGGACAACACATTGAAAGTATCCATGGATGGAAATATCTGTGTGCCCATGAATAATGAGTATGTAGGTATTGACAATGATAATAATCTCATCAGCTATCCTGAAGAGATGTGCATAAGTGTTCCTGTATACTTGGTGAACAAATCCTATGCTCAAGTGAAGATTGGAGATGTAGTCAAGGTTAATAACAGCTACTCAAAGGTTGTGAAGAAGAACACAAATGGCAGCTTGTCTTGTTTATCATATTCCGGCTACATGCAGAACAAGAAAGAAATCAAGGATTTCATGCTTGGCCAATCATTCATCAAAGTAGTCATTAACATGTTCAGTAATATACAGGTAAATGGAGTCAATCCTGTGATACTAGCTATGGCAGAAGATGGCATAGATATGAAAGACCTCATGATACTACAAATGATGCAGGGTAGCAATGATGGTCAGATGAATCCTATGTTTATGATGGCTATGATGGCTATGATGGACAAAGGTGGAAATAATTCAATGATAGAAACAATGCTGATGATGCAGATGATGGGAAATAACCAGATAAGCTTCCCATTCATGCCTAATCAGAGTCAAAAAGAGGAGAAATAAGTCATGAAAAGAATTGGTGTATCCACTTCGTAAAATATCCATAAATAGAATGAAATTCATGTTACTGGTCTGTGAAGATAGGTAATATATGCTCCTATAGTTCAAAGGATAGAACATAGACCTCCTAAGTCTGGGATACAAGTTCAAGTCTTGTTGGGAGTACAAAGAAAGTTATAATGATACTTACTCATATAAGGGTATAGTTTTGTTTGCATAAGTAAGATTGGTTTTTAGTTTGGGCAATAGTAATATTGCTACAATTAGACACACATTGGAAATGGAAGAGGAAACTATAACTATTCCTGTAGAGGAGTATAATCATTTACTAAAACTCAAAGGGTATATCTGCATAGAGTGTAAATATGATAATAGTAGTGGTATTTAACACATAATGAGTGAAATCAAACTAAGTCTGAGTATTGAACTTCAAGGAAGTACAATGTTCAGCAAGGAAGAGTGCCTTAAAACAACTCAAAAAGTCATTGAGAGAAAAACCAAATCCGGTAAAGTATCCAAAAAGACCATCTATGTCCAAACTGAAGATTTGGACAAGATGACCAAAGGCTCTGTGAGGATAACTGATGAGAATGGGAAAAATCCCGAGATTATCACTTTCCACACTAGAAAATGTAAACCGGCTACTCAGACTATCAACATGAGTAAGGAGGCTTATGAGTACATGATTAGCAAGGATTCTTGTCCTCCATGTTTCAAGCCAAGAGAATGGTCTGCAATGAATAAAAAAGAAAGGCTTGAGGTCCACTTGAAGAGGACAGTAGAGCATCTTGGTGGTACTTCATATTCTTATCAGACATTTGGAGACTAGGTAAGAAATATTATCTGTGTCCAGAGTGATGGTAATAAATATATAGCTGAAGACCAAGTAACTGATGAGTCATTTTCTCTCAGCTAGGGATAGAGCCATCTATGTAACCCACATGGTTAATCCTAAAGGTATTGCCACACTTAGCGAGAATTACAAGGAGGTTTATTTCACTAATTCATATAGGGATTGGGGACGGGAAGCTTTACCTGACAATGTAAAAGTAATTGAAGTAGTATGAAAGCTGAAATAGTAGCAAAGATTGCTGTATGGTTTATAATCTTCGTTGCCCTGCTCACATTAGGGCTTGGAATGATGTCAACACCAAATTCTGTTGAGAATGTATTAGGATTTCTTTTGATAGTAGTAATATTCTATTTATCAATTAAAACAAAATGTTTAACAACAATTAAATTTAAAAGAGATGAAAAGTAAATTGATTCTAGGAATATTGTCCCTATTTGTAATGCTCTCAGTAACATCATGCATGGAGAAGGTAGATGCAGGCTGTGAGGGCATTAAGGTGAACTTATATGGTAATGACAAGGGGGTAGATGATGCTTCTTTGGTAACTGGCATTGTGTGGTATAATCCTTGGACCACTACAGTATATGAGTATCCTACTTATGTACAGACCATTGATTATGAACCTTTTACAATCAATGCAAAGGATGGTTCAGAGTTCACTGTAGACCCCACTGTTTCATTGAAGATTATTGATGGTAAATCACCTGCTGTCTTCAAGAAATACAGGAAGGAATTAAGTGAAGTCATTAGTGGTACACTATATAATTATGTAAAGGATGCTTTTAGAATCCAATTAAACAAGTTTACCACAGATGATATTGTAAGTAAAAGGGACAGTATTGAAAATGCTATTGAAAGGTACTTGGCTCAAGCACTTGCCAAAGAGAACTTTCAATTAGAACAACTCACTTCAGGTCTCAAATACCCTCAGACTATTGTAGAGTCAGTAAATGCCAAGAATAAAGCTATCCAACAGGCTATGCAGGTAGAGAATGAGGTGAAGGTAGCAGAGGCACAAGCCAAGAAGCTTATTGTGGCAGCAGAGGCAGAGAAGAAGGCCAATGAGTTGAGACAGCAAGCACTTACCCCTGAAATCCTTGAGAAGATGTGGATTGAGAAATGGGATGGGACTGTACCAACAGTAATCACTGGTGGGAATACTTCTACATTTTTGGATTTAAGTAAAATAAGAAAATAGTGTGAAAAACAGAGTGGTAGAAATAGATGACAATGTGTTTCTATTACTCTGAATAGCACTACTAAATATAGGAACATCACCATAGAGGATGGTAAATATAGGGTAAGAATTGGAGGTCATTCCTTTGGTAGATATAATACCTTAGAGGAGGCTCAAGAGGTAGTAAGAAGGGAGAGAAAAAATATATTTCCTTTATCCTCTGAGTTAGACAACAAGATTACTATATAGTTACCTGTATATGGTCAGGTTCCTACAATCTTTAAAGATATTAGCAAATGATGTGGATTATATCAATTTTTATCATACTTTTCACTATTTGCATCTTGACAGATACAAATGTTGAAAAGTATCGTAGGATAAATGGAGAGATGCAAATAGTAGAGACATATAAGATAGGAGTACCTCTATGGGCAATCTTGGTCATTGTTCTATTGGGCATTATTCCTTGGCTTAATATAACTCTATTTGTAATCTTTATTGTAGTTTATTTCATATTCTCACTAGAGGAAAACTGGGACAATCTTGATTATAGAGCCACGGTACTTTCATTGGATGGAGGTAACATTATCACAAAATGCCTACTGAAAATCAAGAAGCTACTATGTTGGAAAGTATGAAATAGTAAAGAGAAACTGAGCAATGACTAGAGAAGAAGCACAAGAGTTAGCTTTGTCAAAGATTGATAAAACTAAATACCTTATCTTGGAACTTATTACCGGAATGGGTAAGACCAAGGTAGCAATAGGTCTTATTAACCATATATGTGATAGAGTGTCCAAAATTAGAGGAAGACCTGCCACTATACTCATTCTGGTAGCCAAGACTGTACACAAGAAAACTTGGAGAGATGAGATTGAGATGTGGGGAGGAATCATGTCTGACTGTATAACCCTTGAGTGTTATGAGTCCATGAAGAAGTACAGGAAAACAGACTTTGATATAGTGGTTGCTGATGAAATGCAGCACCTTTCTGATGCAAGGTTGGAAATCCTTGAGACCATTAATATCAATGAGTCATTCATTGGATTGTCTGCTACCATCAAGGGAAATACCAGAGATTATTTCCTGTATAGACACAATGCTGAGGTTATCAAGTGTGGCCTTAAGGAAGCTGTAAAGGATAATGTATTACCTGAACCTACAGTATACCTGTTACCCTTATATTTGGATACTACAAGGTATGTTTATAAATCTAGGAAGTTTGGGCGTGATATAATTACTACCCAGAAAGGCTATTATGATAGTGTCTCTTCACTTATAGAGTGGTACAAGAATAAATACTTTAACTCAAGAAATGAGAGAATAAAGAACTTGTGGCTCTCTACAGCAGGTAAAAGACTGAAGTGGTGCTCTGAACAAAAGGAACCTCTTGTATTATCTCTTCTAGTCAAGCTTAGGAGTTATAAGGTATTGACATTTTGCAGTAGTATAGAACAGTCAGAGAGAATATGCAGGCATAATATAACTTCCAAGAACAGGGACTCGGAGAAGAACTTGGAACTGTTTAACAGGAATGAGATAAAACATATATCTGCATGCAATATTCTTAATGAAGGAGTAAATCTGACTAACTGTAGAGTGGGAATATTCTGCAATTTGAATAGCTCGGAGATTATAACAAAACAAAGGATAGGCAGAATCCTTAGGCATAAATTCCCTATTGTGATAATACCTTACTTTGTGGATACAAGGGAACAGGAGCTAGCGGCTAAGATAATTGAGGAGTATAATGTAGAGTCTGTAAAAAGTATTTCAAGTATTAATGAAATAGAATTATGAAAAATAGAGTTAGAATCATCAAGAAGGAGTTTAAAGTAGATGAAAAGAACAAAGTGGTGGTATGTGAATTGCTCTTCACATTACAACTACTTGGTAGCGAGGCAATTCCTAATATAATGGATATACCCGGGAGAATGGCAAAAGATGCTGTATCAATGGGAGATACTCTAGTTTGCAGGGGAAAAGCCAGATGTAGTAGTGATGATACCTTTGATGAGACAGTTGGCCGCAGGATAGCTGAATGCAGGGCTAAGATAAAGATGTTCAAGGTTGCAAGGAATGTATGGAAAACTCTGGGTAATGACTTGGCTGAAAGAGTATTATCATGTTGTGTCTTAAGTAATACATGTGATGTTGCCATGGACATAGAAATGCGGCATCTAAAGAAACTGTTGCCATGATATGTCTTAGTGAGAAAGGTTGCCAAAAGAATGGAGTGGGTATAGGAGAGGCATTGCTTCTCCTACTCATCCATAATAAGGCAGACCTCGAAACAGCTAGAAGTAACCTGACTAAGGAAGGATATATAACAGCCGCATCTTATGGATTATTCCAAGAGAATGAGTGGAGGCTTACTGTCAAGGGCAAGGAATTGTTGGACTCCATAATTATGGAATCCAGTGAGAAGCAGGAGCCTAATGAGAGGCTATCTCGATTGGCCAAAGAACTGAAGGAGATATTCCCAAAAGGCAAGAAGGACGGTACCAATTATTATTGGGCAGATGGAGTGGCATTGATTATGCGAAGGTTGGAGTTGTTCTTCAAAAAGTATGGAAACACTTACACTGATGAGCAAATCATTAAGGCAGCAAGTAAATATGTGGAAGGGTTCAATGGTAACTATACATATATGAGATTGCTAAAGTATTTCATCTTCAAAGAGAAAGTTGGTGCTGCTGGTGAGGTTGAGGGAGAATCGGAGCTAATTAACTATATCGAGAATGCTGGTCAGGAAGAGAATTTAAGAAATGATTGGACTTCTACATTAAAATGATTACATTAAGAGAGCGAGTACTGGATAATCTGAGGATTAGAAGGCAAAGGATTCTCAATGGTCAACTGAATTGCATCAGTTCCCCATTCAAGAGGTTTGCTGATGACTTTATAGGTATAGAGCAGTCATGCTATTATACTGTGACCTCATTTACCAAAGGGGGCAAGTCACAGTTTGTGTCCTACACCTTCATTTATAAGCCTCTTATGTTTTGCTATTACACAAAGGCGGATATAGATATAAAGATATTGTATTTCCCTTTGGAGGAAACTCCTGAAAGGATATTGCAAAGGTTTATATCTTGGTTGCTCTTTGAGCTTAGTGGTGGCAAGGTAAGAGTAAGTCCTAGGGATTTGAGGAGTACTACAAAGGCAGTGTCACAAGAGATACTTGATTTGATTGCATCTGATGAGGTGCAGGACATAATCAGGTACTTTGAAGAGCATGTAGTGTTTCCTGATGAAACCTGTAATCCCACTGGTATATATAAGTTCTGTGTAAGATATGCAGAAGAGCATGGCAAGACTTATTATAAAGAGGGTAAATACAAGGATGAGTTTGGAGTAGTAAGAAGCAGGGAAGTGTTTGACAGATATGAGCAGGATAATCCTAATGAGTACAGATTGATTGTGATAGATACCATCAACCTCATAGATACCGAGAGGGGGATGACTCTAAAGCAATCTATGGATAAATTCAGTGAGTATTGTGCAAAGTATTTAAGGAACAGGTATTACTACTCTCCTGTGGTAATCCAGCAGCAGGCTTTTGACCAAGAAGGTAATGAGGCATTCAAGGTAGGCAGGGTAAGACCTTCAGTTGCAGGATTAGGAGATAGCAAATACACTTCAAGAGACAGTAATGTGGTTCTTGGTTTGTTCTCACCCTATAGGTTTGCTTTAAAGGAGTATGAGGGATATGACATATCAAAGTTCAAGGATAACATAAGATTCTTGGAGATGATAGTCAATAGAGATGGTGAGATGGGAGGACTATGTCCTTTATTCTTTGATGGAGCTGTGTGCCAATTCAATGAACTTCCAAGACCTAATGACAGGGAAGAATTGCAGAAAGTGTACAGTTATCTGGAATCCATAAGAAGCAGTCCTGCTAAGTCTTTCTTTAGTTACACAACAAGTAAAATAGATAAGGGGTTGTATAAACATAAAATATTTCATAAGTTTGCATCCCTTTTTCGTATATCAACAAAATAAACATAAAAGGAGAAGTAATGGCAAAGATATTAGTTCTTGCAAAGAGTGGATTTGGAAAAACTACCTCTTATTGTGGTAGAATCAAGCTGGGAATAAAGGGTCTTAACCCAAAAGAGACCTATATTATCCAGTGTATTGGTAGGGGTGTTCCCAACCCTGACTTCAAGCTAATTGAAGGTAGTATAGGTGTGGAGAATGTAGGCAAACCTACACAGAAATTATCTAATGCCGGAGCATTGGCTACAGGCAATAGGGTACAGGTGGATTGTCTCACAGGTCTTGACAGGTTTGCAGCAGTGGCAGAAATCGTCAACATGTTGAAGAAGTCACCTTACAAGAATATCCTTATAGATGATATGAATTATCTTGCACAGGATTTCTACATGGCAAATGCCATGAAAGGTGGATGGGATACTCCCAAGCAGATTGGTTATGGGATGGGCCTCATCTTTGATTCTTTCAAGGGACTTCCTGAGGATAAGAATATCATTTGTTGTGCTCATTATGAAGAGTACAAGGATAAGAATGGTGATTCAATATCCTATAAATTCAAGACCACTGGAAAGATGGTGGATGACTACATAACACCTGAAGGAAAGTTTGATATTATCCTCTTTGGTAAGGTAGGTTATGATGCAGAAAACAAGAAACCTATCAAGCATTATGTGAAAGAGTTTGATGGGGAATATCCTGCTAAGGATAGTCTTGGCGCATTAGATGACCTTCCTGATGAGATTCCCAATGATTTGTCTATTGTTGTAGACAAGTTAAGAGAAGTTTATGGATAGGGATGAGACTGTAAGAATATCAAGGTTAGTTGCTAATAATAGTATTACTATAGATGACATCAGTATGGTATTGATGTAATACTGTATAGAACAGGGCAAGCCTTACTATGAGACTACCTTGTTTGTTACCAAGTTATTAAGTAGTACACAATTGGCAGCATGTTTTATAACAGCCCTAGACTATTATGAAAGGAAATTCACAATATACAAGCTATGGGATAAGCCTAATATATTACAGAAGTCTGGAGGATTAGGACAATTATTACAGATATTTTAGTAACAAGTATTTAAGTATTTTTTTTTTTATTTTAGCAAGAAAAGTATGAATAAGACATTAACAGTAAGACAGTTTGCTGCTGTAAAAAGAGTAGCACAGAATGTAAGCTTTGCAGTGGCAAAAAGGGATAAAATCTCTGCGAAGATGCAGGAACTCAGCAAGGAGTATGAAGACCTGACCAAGGAGATTGAAGGACATGAGATGGGAATCAAAGCCTTGACAGGAGGATTTACAAGTGAAGACCTGATTGTCAAGAGGGTTGAAGATACAGGCAAGGTTGATAAGGAAGGTAAGCCTGTAAAGGTTACCAAATATGAACCTAAAGCTGGAGTGGTATCATTCAATGAGGAAGACAGGGTATATGAAATTGACTTCAATGCTGCTCATGATATTGCTGTAGGCTCAGCACAGCAGGATGACTCAGTATGTGCTGAGTTACCAACTAGTGATACAACAGTAATGGGTGACACTGAGTATACTCCCTTGGCTGCACAATACTAAAGAGAAAAGAGAAGAAAGAAGAGAAAGAAGAAAAAGAAGAAGATTAATCTTTATGAATATGAAAGATAACAAATCAATTAGTTTTATGGCAATCAGTAAAGGTTCTGTATCTACTGAAGGCTTAGAGATAAAGAGATTCATAGGAGTAGGCTCGGTGTTTGTATTGGCAGTCAATCCTGATAAGAAGAAGCTTGAGGAGCTGTACATGACCCAGCTTGAAAAAGAACCTGAGTATGTAGGAGAGGTTGAGGTAGGAGAAGACAAGCACAAGGTAAAGAATGTGAGGATTGATTTTATTGTCAAGACTGACCCTGAAAAGTGCAATGGAATTGACACTACAACCAAGGTATCACTCTTTGTCAGACAAGAGTACAGGTATAGCAAAGACAGCAGCAAGATTCAGGTGATTGATAAGTATGGAAGGACTGCATGGCCTACTATTGAAGAGGCCAAGGCACATGCTACTGTACTTACTAAGAAGGATGGCAGTGTCTATAATGCCAATATAGACAAGGACTATAGACCTGCATACTTTGGAGAAGAGGAATTGACTAAGTTCCTTAAGGCATATCTTAATATTCCTGATGTAATGAAGTATGTCAACAATACTTGGGTTATGGTTGATAATCCGCAGGACTGTGAAGCCAGACTTGAAAGTATTGAGGACTATTTCAAGGGAGACTTCAGTGAGTTGAAGGATGTAATCTCATATCAGCCTTCTAATAAGGTCAAGGTTTTGTTTGGAGTAAGAACCACAGACGATAACAAGCAATATCAGACTGTGTATACCAGCATGTTTCTGAAGAATCATGTTAGGGATTACAGTAGGCTTGACCAGGATTTACAGGAAAGGAAGCAACAAGGGGCATTTGCCAACACCGAGTTTATAGTTGATGACTTGAAGGAGTATAAGGTAGATTCTACTGACCTCAGTCAGTCAGGTACAGGTGCTTTACCCTTTCCGGGTGCTACTGACTCAGCACCGTCCCCTTGGGATTTGAGCAAGTAAGTGTAACTGTTAAAAAAGAAAGCATGGCATTCAGCAAGGGCAAGGATTCTGTGAGTTTGAAGGAAATCTTGGATAGAGTAACAGAAGCAGATATTTTATCATATTATTTGGGTGTTACAGAAGTACCCACTATTATAAATTCCCCATTAAGAAGGGATAGAAGACCTTCCTTTGGTCTCTATTCCCCCAATGGGGAAAGGATATATTATACAGATTTGTCTACAGGAGACAGGGGAGGAATCTTTGACCTCCTTGGTCATATGTGGAGCTGTAGTTATAGTGAGGTCTTATCAAGAATCAGGAAGGATATGGAAAGGTTTTCTTTGGGTAATTGCAATATTCAAACATATACACCATGTGTTGTAAATGATATGAACAGTCATAACAGCAACTCAGACCTACAATGCAAGATTAGGGAATGGAGGAAACATGATATAGAATATTGGGAGTCTTATGGCATTAGTGTTGAATGGCTCAAATATGCAGAGGTTTACCCCATATCCCATAAAATTGTCCTCAAAGATGGTCATAGATATGTGTTTGTAGCTGATAAATATGCCTATGCCTATGTTGAACATAAGGAAGGAAAAGTTACGCTAAAGATATACCAACCCTTTAATAAGGGCAGGTATAAGTGGAGTAACAAGCATGACAGCTCTGTGGTAAGCCTATGGACTAAGGTACCTGAATATGGGGAACAAATATGTATTTGTTCCTCATTAAAGGATGCCCTATGTCTATGGTCTAACACAGGGATACCTTCCCTTGCCATTCAAGGTGAGGGATACAGAATGAGTGGTACTGCAATAAGTGAATTGAACAGGAGGTTCAAGAAGGTATTTATTTGTCTGGATAATGATAAGCCCGGCCTAGAAGATGCTGAGAGGCTTTCAAGAGAGACAGGATTCACTAATGTGGTATTACCATTCTTTGATGAAGGAAAAGATATTTCAGATTTATTCAAGGCCAAGGGAAAGGAAGAGTTCCTTAAAATAATCATTCCTTTATTTACCTCTTCTAGAGGGGAAGAGTATAGAGATGATTTGCCCTTTGAGATTGAATAGAAAGCAGAGTTTGGTATTAAAAAGAAAGCATGGAAAAAAGGAAGATTACAGTAGTATGTACTACAGGAAACAGAACAGTGGAAATACTCTCAGATGCAACTACATTGAGAGAATTAAAGAGTGATTTGACAAGGGAAGGGATTTCATATAGGAATATGAGCTTCCTTGAGGGATTGTCAAAGACAGAGTTAAAGTCTAATGACTCTATCCTTCCTCATGATATTACTTGGAAGGGACAGGTTACCAATAATTTGGTAATTATGTTAACCACCGCAAATAAGAACATTAAGTCTGGGGCTTCCATGAGTAGAATGGAGGCTTATACCTGCATCAAGACAATGGGTCTTCAGGATGAGTGTCAGAAGAGGTTTGGCAAGAACTTTACTCAGTGCAAGACCAGTGACCTTGTATCCTTGATAGAGGAGAAGAGGGATAAGAAAGAAAGTCCTGCTAAGGAAAGTCCCGTCAAAAAGGGTATCAGCTCTACAGATGAGAAAGGTGTAAAACAAGCCCTTGTAAAGCTGGTGGAGGCACTGTATGATGCAGGAAATCTCAGCTTTAAGGCTAGGGGGATGATACTTGAGGATTTAGGTGTTAAAGCTGAGGCCAAAAAGGAGAAAGACGTTGAGTTTACCAAGGGCGAGATAGATAAAATGTTTGAGGGCTTGATAGGCTAAGAGTAGATAGGGGGAGGAATATTATATTCCTTCCCTATTTTTTTTTATTTTGTATACATTTAGAGTTCTCAAATATGGAAGCAGTTTCTAGGGAGAGTGTACCCGAAATAATAAGAGAGCACAAGGAAAAGGGGTATTTTATGGAGAATATCCTGAGGATATATGATGTATTCAAGGAATTCTTTGGTGAGGAGAGGGTTGATTTGAGAATAGTGGAGCCACCAATAGACACATTTACAAGACGGCTATCTGAAAGGTCTATAAAGGAAGGTGTAACAGAGATTACACGGCGTTGGGATGCATCACTACACCCATTTATATTAGTGTACTTTCCTAGAGTAAAGGTAACTAATGAGCATGGAAATTTTGTATACATTACAGAACTGTATGTGAAGGTTAGACTTGCAGCACCCGGGGTTCTTAGTACCATTGGAATGAACAGGGCAGAGTACACATTGGACCAATTCTACTCTGACTATATGCACAGTCATATATGTGGAATACCTACTAGTAACTTTGAAAGGTTTGAAACTCCTTGTTTGGGCGCAGGACCTATACAAGGCACATCGTATATGCTGAGGAGTAAGGTATGCACTAATGAGGAGTGGATGCTATTCTGTTATGAATTAAGCAAGTTTGTTACTGTAGAGTCATTGTCAGGAGGACCTTATAGGAAACTAGAAAGAATCACTAGCTCCTCGGGAAGAATAGATTACATCGAATATAGGAGAGCACAGAACCTACCAAAGTTCATAACAAATTTCGTAAGACATTTGATTCTCAGCAGGAAGTTGAAGTTTGTCTACAGGAATGGGTCATATGTTTTGGGTATGTCAAATGCTGAATGTATGATACTTGTAAGTAATGAATTTATTAACTGGTACAATCAACTTGATAACGCAGAAGCTGAGCAGGTGGAAGATATTAAGAGATACTACATGAAATCTGGAGTGGCAGCTAAAGGACATATATATGGTATGGATATGTCATTGCCGTTATTTGATAGGGTATCTGAGCATGTAGGTAGACGAGTATGCACTTTCAAAGGTAGGGAAATCAAACTTAGAATCTCCGGAGCTGTCAGTGAGACAAGTGCCCGAAGTCTATTCTTGTCAGAGGATGTTATCTCAGAAATATTAAGTGTTATACTTGAAGTAATAAATCTCAAATATGGAAAGAACAAACAATAATGTGAAAATAGTGGAAGCGAAGAGCCACAAGAACTGTGACTATACTCTTGTGATACCTGAAGAATTGGAGAACAAGATAAGGTTTGCATGTAGGGAGGTATGGAGTAGGGAATGGTCAGGGATATTATTCTACACCTATGAGGGAACCTTTGAAGGAGGTGACCTTAGGATATTGTGTAAGGATATGTATATCATGGATATAGGCTCTGCTGCCACCACAGAGTTTAGTAATAGTCCTGATATAGTGGCCTATATGTGTGAGAAGGAACTTCTAGGTTGTCAAATGGGCTTGATTCATTCACACAATCTCATGGCTACCTTCTTTAGTGGTGAGGATGTCAAGACCTTAAAACAGGAAGGTACAGACAGTAATAGCTTCGTATCTCTTATTGTCAACAACAGGGGTGATTATTCTGCTGCTGTTACTAGGAAAGTAAAGTCTACAAGAGTAATTGAGAAGAAAACTATTGGGTTCTTTGGGGAACCTGATAAGACAGAAATTGACGAATATGTTGATGATACTGAGGTAATAGAGTATTTCAGGCTAAGGGTAGTGGTTGAAAACAGGTATAGGTCTTCAGAAGTTAAGAGCAGGTTGGCTGAACTGAGGAATAAGACTGCTAGTGATTTACCCGATAAGACAAAAGTATTTGGACAGTATTATGGTCAGAAAATACAGAAGGATAAGAAAACTGACTATCAGGAAGACCCATCTGTCAATACCTTGAGTGTTGATGAAGATGCTATCAAGGAAATGGTACTGCAAATAGTTACTGGGAGCATCTTGATGACTACCAAGAGTAAAATAGACCCAAGCAGATGGTCTGGAGCAATGACTACATTGTATACTGAAAGGTTTGGTGCAGGTAAAGAGGCCCTCAGGAGATTTGATGAATGGGCTAAGGCATACCTTGAGTATTTGATGTGGAGCATAGAGGATGATGATTTGGAAGGAAAAGGTCTTGATATTACTGAAATGGCCTCAGCCTATGCCAGCCATGTCATCCATGAGCTAGAAAAGTTACCTAGTAACATTTATATCGAAAGGTATATCGAATTCCTGAAAGATTATATAGTTTAAGAAAGAAAAGAAAAGTTATGAGTACAGAACAAGAATCAACAGGTAACCTGCTGCCAGTAAATTCCCCCACATTACTCATGGATGATACCACTAGCAGGTTCAGTTCAGCTATCTGGTATAATAAAATACGGGAGAAATCCATTACACTTGCAGGCATTGGTGGGATTGGAAGCTATGTAGGATTTCTGTTGGCACGAGTAAAGCCCAAGGCCATATTCATCTATGATGATGATACTGTGGATGAGGCTAATATGAGTGGCCAATTGTATGGATTAGAGGATGTAGGAAAGACAAAGGTAGGTGCACTTGCTGAAATGGTATCCAATTATGCTAATTATTATGGTATATGTGGTATTAATGAAAGGTTTACCGCAAATACCAAAGCATCAGACATAATGATTTGCGGATTTGACAATATGGTAGCCAGAAAGAATTTCTTTCAGGCATGGAAGAATCATGTTCAGAGCAAACCTAGTGAGAAAAAGGCAAACTGCCTGTTCATTGATGGTAGATTGGCTGCTGAGGAGTTTCAAGTATTGTGCATTAGAGGAGATGATGAGTATAATATCAATAGGTATGAATCACAATTCCTATTCTCTGATGAGGAGGCTGATGAGACAATATGTTCTTACAAGCAGACCACATTCTGTGCAAATATGATTGCATCATATATGGTAAATCTATTCGTGAACTTTTGTGCTAACCAGTGTAACCCTCCCATAGAAAGGGATTTACCCTTCTTTACAACTTATAATGCAGAAATTATGTATTTAAAGACTGAGTCATGACAGAAAACGCTAAGCAACTGGTACAGACAATCTTTGCGATACACAGGACAACACCTCCTTATTCTTCAGAATCTATTCCATTAACGGACAATGGTGTTAAGGTAGGAATATTAGTACGGAAAGATGAAGGTTTTCCACTAGTAGGCAATATTAATGGTCTTATAAGAGATAAGAATGGAGATGTGATAGTACCTTTGTATGAGCAAGGAGTTCCTATGAAGGTACAAACTTTTTATTCACTTCTGAGAAACTCATCAGGACAATATGGTATAAGGAAGTTCATTCTCTCAGGCACAGTGTATTGGGCTAGTACAGGACTAATCTTGGATGAGGATTTGAATCCTTTATTCCTATGTACTATTGACCCTTCAGAGAAGGAGGAGACTAAATGCTATGTGAGTCCAAAGGTTTTTGAATCATCATCACCTCTAAGTAAAGGTATTGTATTCACTGTACTTAATGTCATGTGTAATTATGGCATTATCACTTTACGTGGAAAGATACAGAAGCCAGAGGTTATAATCGGTCCTATTGATAACATTGTCAAGCCCACTGTGCCCAGCAGTGTAGACACCTTTAATGATGATGTGAATGACTTCTTGGCTGATAATGTAGATGTTGTAATGAGGCAATGGGAATAAGAGAGTATCTTGGTGATTGGATGAATGTCATAGATGAGAATGAGCTAATATCAATAATGCAGAATCTGAGAGGATTATATGCTACAAAGAAGATATGCCCCGAGCAATGTGACATATTCAAAGCTTTCAGGCTTTGTCCCTACAATAGCCTGAAGGCGGTATTTGTAGGCCAAGACCCATATCCGCAGAAAGGAGTTGCAACTGGTATATTATTTGGCAATAGGGCAGAGGTAGAGGAGAGCGAATTATCCCCATCCTTAAACATTGTTAAAGAAGCAGCAATCAATTTTGGAGTTCCGCATTATTGTATTACCTTTGACCAAACCTTAGAGAGTTGGGCAAGACAAGGGATATTGATGATAAACTCTGCACTTACAGTAGAGATGAATAAAGTCGGTTCACATACTATGATGTGGAGACCTTTTATATCTAAACTGCTGAGAAATATATCGGAGAATAACCTTGCTGGGGTATATGTATTATTTGGTAAACAGGCTCAGACATTCAAGCCTTATATCAATAGTAAGTCCAACTTTATTATTGAAGTTGAGCATCCTGCCTATTTTACAAGGAATGGTACTAAGATGCCACACCAGCTATTTGCTGATGTCAGCAATAAGGTTAAGGAGATTTACGGAGTACCTATAGATTGGTACCAAGAATATTAATACAAAAAAAGAAATGAAAAAAGCAGAAAGAAACTGTTTGTACCTCAAAAATGGAGAAGAGGCACACATTGGTGACATCCTTGTAAAAGGAGACAAACTCTATGTAGTAGATGAGGAAATCATTCCTGTTTTGATTGAACAAGGAGTTCTTTGCACAAAAGAGTCCCTTAGTGAGAAAAAGAAGGATGTAGATGACATTCCAAAGGATGATTTGGCTTTCTATGTCAATAAGATTGCACAGAGATTTGGTTGGAAGCCAGCAAAAGCTTGCAATTATCTTAATACCATTGATTCCTGCTATCCAGCAGCAGCATTTGCCATAGTATTGAGGGAGATAGCCATTGAATTGGATAAGAAGTATGAAGACCACATCAGTAATAGTCCTGAGATTTATTCAATCTCACTTACAGATGGGAGAATCACCAAACTCTATAAGAGTAGTATCAGGAGTTACAAGAACTTTGCAGCATTCAGAACCATAGATGATACAAAATTTGCTTGCAAGGTTCTGAGAGAGGTTCTTAAAGACATGTTCAGGGATGGTAAATAAGAAGATTAGGAATGCCACACAGAGTACCTCTGAAGGTATAACCTTTAAATCAAAGCTTGAGAGAAGTGTATATAACACTCTTCTTGAGCAAGGATTTGAGCCTAAGTATGAGCCAATTACATTTGTTATATGGGAAGGGTTTCATCCTGAAATCCCGTACTATGATAGAGAAACTGACCGTCAGAGGGATGTGAGATTAGCAACTATTGGTGGCAGCTCATCAAAGATGCTGGTCAGGAAGAAAGCAAGAATCATTAATGTACAGTACACACCGGATTTCTATTTCAAATACAATGACCTTAATGTTTACATAGAGGCTAAGGGAATAGAGAATGATGTATTCTATCTTAAGAAAAAGATGTTTATAAAGTACCTTAATGACCAGTATCTTGAGAAAGGGGAAAGGTCCATATACTTTGAGGTTTATACTAGGAAACAGTTGTTGCAGGCAATAGAAATTATTAAGAATTATGAACAAGAGTAGTCCCATAGATAGAATGAAGGATTTAATTCCCTCATTACCCGGCAACGATGTTAACTTGGCATTTAGGCTTTTGGATACCAGAGACTTTGAGTCTCTTCAGTCCTTGGTTAACTCATCAATCATTAGGACAAGGATTGCACTTGCAAGAGCAAACACCAAGGAAAAGTACCTGAAGGCTGACCTTGAGGGAATGAGGAAGTTGCAATCAGAGGTTGATGCCTATTATGAGGCACTCTATCCTTCATCAGATAATCTTGAAGAGTTTTATTATTAGATATGAAATCTTTAAAGGAAATAAGCTGGGATGTGGATGAGGCAACATATAGGGCAGACCCTGCCTTAAGTTACTCTACCATAGCAAGATATGAGAGGGAGGGGTTTAATAACCTAGATAAGCTGTTTGATAAGCTGGATACCCCATCCCTGACATTTGGTAGAGCTGTGGACAGCATCATTACTGGAGGACAGCCAGAATTTGATAAGGAATTTATGGTGGCAGAGTACCCATCAATTCCTGACTCTATTGTGAGGATAGTAAAGTCCCTATTCAGCCAATATAAGGATTCCTGTGATAACCTGAGCAGTATTCAGGATGCTAGAATTATCAAAGAGACTGAGGAACAGGGTTATCAAATGAATTGGAGACCAGAGACTAGAGCTAGGGCAATTAAGGAAAAGGGATATGAATACTATAATCTGTTATTTGTAGCAGGTAATAGGACTATACTTGACACACAGACCTACCAAGATGTGTGTAATGCAGTGAAGGCACTTAAGACCAGTGAAGCTACTCGGTTGTATTTTGAAGAGAATCCATTTGAGACTGATATTGAAAGACTGTATCAGCTTAAATTCAAAGGAGAGTTTGATGGTATAGTCTATAGGAATATGGCTGACTTGATTGTGGTCAATCATAAAGAGAAATGGATAAAGCCTGTAGATTTGAAGACAAGTTCCCACACTGAATGGGATTTCTATAAGTCTTTCGTGGATTGGAGATATGAAAAATAAGTAATTTATTTATTAATTTGGAGATACGAGAAATTTTACTTAATTGGATTATATAAACAAACTTATTGTAATTTGACTTTATATTCCCAACATCTATGTAATAAGTTGTCTGAATATGGGTTAAGTCAAGCAAAGACTTACACATTGCAAATTCCTCAATTAGATTATAAATGCTACTATATATCTTCAAAGAAAATATAATAAATATAAAGAATATTGTATCTCGGCAGAGTAATCTGCAATAATAAAAAACCTCGTGAATTCAGGGAACATCCTAAGACTTGAAATTTAATATATAGGTCTAAAATTGTTTGAAATATAACAGCCTATAATATATAAATGGGTTATTCTAGGACAATCCTGAGCCAAGCCTTAATAATAAGGAAGGTGCAACGACTATCCCTTTATGGGAGTACACTCAAGTGAGTGGAAGTGCGAGGCTCCTAAGAAATTAGGATGATGATATAGTCTCATCTATATGGTAACATATAGCAGTTCATAAGAGAACGCAGATAAATTAACGACTTATCTGGAAGATAATGGATATTCAAGCCAGACTATATTGGTCTATTATCAGGCAGAATATGGATAAGGATGAGTACTTCAGTAGTTTTAAGTTGCTTGATTATGACTTTATAGTAGTCAATAGGAGGACACTTACTCCATTGGTGTGGAGGTGCCCTTTTACTCAGGCAGAAGGTACACTTAGGTTTGGAAGAGATGGTCAAATCATTATGAGGAGTCCTTTTGAGATAGGAAGAGAACTCTCTTATTATCTCACTTCAAGACCAAAAGTACCTATTGGCATCGAGTTATCAGCATCTAATAACCTTGAAGGGTGGTTAAACACTTTGTAAAAGAAAAAAAAAGTATGCAAGTAGTAAAAAGAGATGGAAGTAGAGAAGAGTTCAATATAGACAAGATTGCTACAGCAGTTGCAAAGGCATTTGAGTCCTGCCATAAGGAGATGCCTCAGTACATAAAGCCGATGATTGATGCCTTATTTGGCACACTAGAAGGAGATGTGATAGGCATTGAGGAGATACAGAATCATGTGGAAGATATTCTCATGAATGAGAGATTCTTTGATGTGGCAAAGAGTTATATTATCTATAGGGAACAGCACAAACAGGCTAGGTTTATCAAGGAGAGGATTGACTATATGAATAAGTATAGCCAATCTGATGAAAATGCTGCCTCTTCTTCAGAAACAGATGCAAATGCAAATGTGACTGTGAAGAATGTTGCCAACCTTGAAGGTGAGGTATATAAGACTACTAACAGGGTTATACAAAGGCAAAGAGTGAAAGACAAGCTGAATGAAATGTATCCTGAAGTGGCCAAAAAGTATGAGAAAGACCTGAACTCTCATATAATCTATACACATGATGAGGCTACTACTCCTGTATTAAAGCAGTATTGCATGGCTGTAAGCTTATATCCCCTTATGACAGAGGGTGTGGGAAACATTGATAGTATTACACCGACACCACCCAATGATTTACAGTCATTTAGTGGTCAAGTAACTAATCTTATCTTCCTGTTATCCTCTCAATGTAAGGGGGCAGTAGCAGTAGGTGAATACTTTATTGCACTAAATTACTATGTTATACAGGAGTTTGGCAGTGATTGGTTCATTAGATTGGATGATGTAATTACTTCAAGAGCTTGTACTAAGCAAAGGACCATAAAAGATGCCATATACAAAGCATTCAAGCAATTCATCTATGGTGTAAACCAGCCTGCTGGTAATAGGAGTTATCAGTCTCCTTTCACCAATGTATCTTATTATGACCACACATATTTTGATTCTCTGTTTGGGGAGTTCTATTATCCTGATGGAACCAAGCCCCAATGGGAGGCAATAGATTGCCTGCAAAGGCTGTTTATGAAGTTCTTCAATAAGTTAAGGACCAAGCAGATACTTACATTCCCTGTAGAAACTATGGCTATGGTGTATGACCCTAAGACCAATGATATTATAGATAAGGAGTATAAGGACTTTACTGCTGAAATGTATGCAGAGGGTCATAGCTTCTTCACCTATATTTCAGATAGTGCTGATAGTCTTGCATCTTGCTGTAGACTCAGAAATGAGCTTGCAGAGAATACCTTCAACCCTACAAGTGGGTTGACTGGTGTTATGACTGGTAGTTGCAATGTAATCACTCTTAACATGAATAGAATCATTCAGAACTTTCACAGTATGGTCAGAGGTAATGACTTTGGGTGTTTTAATTCTAGTGAGTTCAAGAGGTACCTAACAAGTATTCTCGAAAGAGTCTACAAGTATCATATAGCCTTCAAGACCATGTTATATGAAATGGAAGAGAGAGGAATGTTTGCAGCTTCAAATGGAGGATATATCCATATCAGCAAATTATACTCTACCATAGGTATTAATGGTCTGAATGAGGCTGCTAGGTTCTTGGGACTTAAGGTAAGTAACAATGAGGAATATATCAAATTCCTTCAACTTGTACTTGGAACTATTAAAGAACAGAATAAGATACATTCCATACATGATAAAAGCAGGCCATTCCTATTTAATTCTGAGGTAGTACCTGCTGAGGGATTAGGAGGAAAGAATTATAACTGGGATAAGGAAGATGGCTATTGGGTCCCAGAAGATGAGAACCTGTATAACTCATACTTCTATAATGCCCATGATGACACTTCAGTACTTGATAAGTTCATTCTTCATGGAAGACAGACTTACCAATATACTGATGGGGGAAGTGCAGCTCATATCAACTTGGAAGACCACTTGAGCAAGGAGCAGTATCTCAAGCTTATAGATTTTGCTATAGCTAATGGAACTAACTACTTCACATTTAATATTCCTAATAGTAAGTGTGATACTTGTGGTTACATTACCAAGCATCCTATTACTGAATGTCCCAAGTGCCATAGCAAGAACATTACCCAATACACAAGGGTTATAGGGTATCTGAGACCCATAAAGAGCTTTGGTGAAGACAGGCAGATAGAGGCAGGAAGGAGAGTATATGGAAAGATGGATTAGTATGGTAGCAGCGGTTCTTGTAGTTCTGAAGCTATGTGGTGTCATTAGTTGGCCATGGTGGCTAATCCTAAATCCTTTATGGATTCCACTACTATTGTTGGTAGGACTGTATCTTGCAATAATGATTACATCACGTGGAAAATTATGTTGAAATATGTAGATACTAAGATAGTTTTTGCAGAGGTACCAAATGAAGTTACTTTAGCCATAAATATCTCTAATTGTCCATGCCATTGTAAGGGCTGCCATAGCCCTTACTTGGCAGAGGACATTGGGGAAATATTGGATGAAGATGCTTTAGAGGAGATGGTACTTGCCAATAAGGGTATTACCTGCATTGCATTTATGGGTGGAGATTTAGACCCTGAGAGCATAAACAGGCTTGCAGAGTTTGTAAAGAAGAAACGTAGCATGGGCTTAAAAGAGTGGAACAATATAAAGGTTGCATGGTATAGTGGCAGGGATATTCAGGCTGATGAAATTGACCTGAAAAACTTTGACTATATCAAACTTGGCCCATATATGGAAGAGTATGGCCCACTTACAAGAAGGGGTACAAATCAGAGGTTCTACTGGGTATGTAAGGCAATACATGAATATCCTGATTTGAAAAAAGAAGAGAGGTATTATACTATAGATATGACAAGTGAATTTTGGAAAGATGAGACTAAAGATTAAAGTAAAAGTATTGACTGGAGGGTGCATGCCTTCAATTAGTGAAAAGGGAGATTGGATTGATTTGAGGAGTGCTGAAACAGTTGAATTGAGTGCTTCTCAGGCCAACACATTAGAGAGGAGAACTGTTAATGGAGTAGCAGAGGCTCATAGGGAGGTAAAGATACCTGTTTATTATATTCCTCTTGGAGTAGCAATAAAGCTGCCAAAGGGGTTTGAGGCTATTATAGCCTCCAGAAGTAGTGCTCCTGATAAATTGAAAGTGTTTATCCCTAATGGAGAGGGTATAGTAGACAACAGTTATAGTGGCAATGCAGATGAGTGGCATTATATATGTTCTCCTATGGAGAATACTACCATTAATAGTGGTGACAGGATATGCCAATTTAGGATACAGCTTAGTCAGAAGGCTACTATATGGCAGAAGCTTAAGTGGTTGCTTAGCTCTGGTATTGAGCTTGTAGAGGTTGATGATTTGGGAGAAGAGAATAGAGGAGGATTTGGTTCTACCGGAGTTAAATAATAAAAAAAGCATGGAAGATGTTTATATTGGAACTATTAATTACGTTTGCTATAGTAGCTTTTGTAGCTTTGATTGTCAATGCAGTCGAAGACCATAAAAGGAATGGTGAGCCTCATATATCATTCAAAGAGTCAATGGACTTGGTGGAGTTGCCTATAATAACTTTCTATAATAATGGAAAGAAATTGAATTTCCTGTTAGATACAGGAGCCAATAACTCTATAATCAACAAGTCTGTTATCAAAGATTTGGATTACAAGGAATGCACTGAAAACTTGGATACCTTTGGTATAGATGGAGAGGTTAAATCAAGTATGCCTACATGTACCATGGAAGTCAAGTATAAGGATAATTCCTTTGAAGACACTTTTACCATACTTAATATGGATAGTGCATTCAGGCAGGTTAAGGAAGATTCAGGTGTTCAATTACATGGCATATTGGGAAGCCTGTTTTTTCAGAAGTACAAATATGTGATTGATTTCAAATCATTGGTAGCCTATATTAGGAAATGATATACTATGTTACTGGACAGAGGGAATTATTTGGTGGGTATTCAGGTACTAAGTATAAGTGTATAACTGTAGAGGAGTCATTTGAAGTACTGAATCCATTAAGTATTGTAGGGCTTGATACTGAGACTACAGGGACTGAGATATGGACAGGGAGACTGCTTCTTCTTCAACTTGGAAATAAGGAAGACCAAGTGGTGATAGATTGCACAACTGTTGATATTAATCAGTACAAGGACTATCTTGAAAGTAATAGGCTGTTCATCATCCACAATGCAAAATTTGACTTGAGATGGCTGTATAAGGAACACATTGTAATTAGAAATGTCTATGACACTTATTTAGGTGAGAAGATTCTATTCCTTGGATTTCCACCCGGCATTGTATCCCTGTCTTTACAGGCATGTTGTGACAGGTACTTGCATGTTTATTTGGATAAGACTGTGAGAGGAAAGATACATGCAGGTGTAACAGAGGAAGTCATAGTCTATGCAGCAAATGATGTAGTATATCTTGAGGATATAATGAATGCCCAAATGAAGATAATAGCACAGAGGGGACAGCAGAATGCTCTTGAAATAGAGAACAAGTTTGTAAGAGTCCTTGCATATATTGAATTTTGTGGCATTAGACTTGACCCATCTAGGTGGAAAGCTAAAATGGTCAAGGATAAGGAGAGGTTAAGGGTTGCAGAGCAGAGGCTTAATGATTGGGTTATCAAGTATGTGTTAGACAAGAATGACCCTTCCCTAATACAAAGGAATTATGATTCCCATAAAAAGGGCAAGCCTGCCAAGCTCAAAGAGGGTGTATATGTTGCAATCCCTGCACCCTCCTTATTCTCTGAGTTTAATACAGGACCTCAATGTATTATTGATTGGAGTAGTTCCAAACAGGTAATCAGGCTATTCAAGGAACTTGGGTTTGACTTGTTGGTCAAGGATAAGAAGACAGGTAAGATGAGGGAGTCTGTAGAGTCCAAGTATATAGAAATGCAAAAGGATAAAAGTGATATTGTTCCCTTATACCTTGAGTATTCGGCAGCTTTTAAAGTAGTGACATCTTTTGGTCAGAACTTCCTTGATGCCATTAATCCAGTAACACAGAGAATCCATCCAACATTCAATCAAATGATGGATACAGGGAGGTTATCTTGCGGTTCAGGAGGAAAGGGTAGAGGAGGCAAGACAAAAGATGATGACATTGCAGAAGAGGATGAGGATAAGAATACCACTACACAGACAAATGATAAAAGTGTCAATATCCAGCAACTCCCAGCCACAGAGGAGACAAGAGCAGCATTTGTGCCTGAAGAGGGTCACTTGCTGGTAGACTGTGATTATGGGGACCAAGAAGGACATGTGTTCACTGAACTATCCAATGATAGGGAATGGATTGCATTCTATAATGACCCCAATGAGAGAGATGGGCATTCCTTTGTAGCCAAGATGTGTTTCCCCAAAGACCTTGATGGTATTGAGGAAGGGCAGGTCAAGAAGGTGAGAAAAGACCTTAGGGATTTGGCTAAGAAGGCAAGGTTCTGTTTCAATTATAATGGCCAGGCTCCTACAATGGCAGCTAATTGTAATATTCCTGTGGATTTTGCTACTGAGATTCAAAATAACTACTTCAAGAGATTTAATGGTATAGCAAGCTATTTCAAGGTACAAAAGAGGGATATGTGGGATAGGGGCTATATCCTAATCTCAAAGATAACCGGATTAAGGGCATACATCTATGACTACCCTATACTAAAAGGTATAGAGAGGAGAAAAAATAGTATGGGAGATTCTTTTTGGGATATATACAAAGCTGCAAGAGATAGTGGCAGAGTAATATCCGAGATTCCTCCACCTGTTATGCAAGAGATTGCAAAGAAGTTTGCTCAAGGAGTCCCTATTGAGGAGATAGCTATCAGATACTCATATAAAGTCAAGAAGGCAGGTAAAGTAGAGGAGGAGTTCATTGACATTAACAGAGAGACTGTATATGTGTCAGTGATGAAGCACTTGTGGAGAAGAAAAAGTGCATCTGACAGTCAATCATGCAATTACCCTTCACAGGGTACTGCTGCTGCCATGACCAAGATAGCTGGCATTAAATACTTCAATCATCTTGTGGATGACGGGCTTATATTTAAAGTTCTGATTCCCAATGATGTTCATGATGAGTATCTAATTGAGCCTCCTGAAGAGATAGTAGAACAGGAAGCCAAGAAGTTAAGTGAATGTATGGAGTATGCAGCATCCATCTTTTGCAAGAAGGTAACTATCAAAGCTGTGCCTGAGATTGCATCATGTTGGGTTCATTAAGATTTAAGTAATTAATAAAGTGAAGAAATGGAAGTGACAATAAACAGGGAATATCAGAACCTCATTGATAGGTTGGATGCAGCTATTACTGCATATGAAGATTCTGGTAGGACAGAAATTGGCCTTTCCCTCTTAAAAGGGGTAAAGGAAGGAATCAGAATG